GCGCTGTACCACCAATCCGGTTAAGGGCCGGCACCATATCCTTGGCTTTGGCTGCGGTATTATCAGAGAGGTAATTGATTGAATCACCGAGCTTGGTCATTTCAGTAATGGGGATTTGGTAAACGTTTGCTAATTTTGCCATGGCATCTCCGGCTTCTTCTGCCGACATATCAAAAGCAGTGGCCATCTTTGCCACAACATTAGTGAAGCCCGCTAAATCTTTAGCCGCAATACCGAGCTGTCCGCCACTTGCAGCAATTTGGGCAAGGCCTGCCGCAGATAACGGAATTTCACGCGACATGATTTTTAAAGTCTCGCCTAGTTTCTCAAGGCCATCTGGGGTGTCGAAATTTACAACTTTACGCACATCGGCCATCGCGCTTTCAAAATCGATTGCGGCTTTAATGGGGGCTGATAAAGTTGCCCCAAGCGCAACGGCATCAAGTAACTGACCTCGTAAATTGGCTCGTTGTGCAAGAACACCTTGGCGTTTTTGCATGATTCGATCGAGAGCAACATAATGGCCTTTGAGTTTCTCAATCGATGAACCTAATTTGGTTTGCTGGGTAATGAGGCCTTGGATATCTTGGCCGGATTTTCGAATTTCATTATCAAGATTATGAAGAGCTTCACGTTTTTGAAGGTAGGCGGTTTCAGCCTTAAGTGCTGCTATTTTAGATCGTTCAAATTCTGTCACCAAGGCTTTGCTGGGATTGGTAGTAGCTGCCATCTGCATGGCAAGAGATTTAACTTGGTTTTCAGCGTCCATCCAGCCACGCTTAGCAAGCAAAGTATCTCGATGAAGCTGTTGAAATTTTTCGACTGTTTTTCCTGAGGCGTCGAGTTGTTTAATCGCTTGACCAAGACGTCCTAATTGGCTGATCCCAGAGGACATGGTTGCACTAAAATTGCCTTTTAATGCAGCGCCAATGACAACGGATAAAGTATGAATGGCTGTCATGTCTTTTGTAACTCCCTCGCACTATTGATCCATAAAACAAACTCCTCTATATCCATCTCTAACCATTCACTAATTCCGCCCTTTGCAAAAGCAGCCAGAGATAAAACACTAGCCCTTAAGTCTTCAGGTCGGATGGTAGCAAAAAACCTTGCAATGCCTCTTGGATCTTGGCGTAATCAGCGAGATCTAATTCTTCCACAGCATCTTTTGGAATATCTGCAAGATTGGCAATGAGCGCTACTTCCTTTTCAGCATCACTATTACCACTGCGTTCAACTGCTAAGCGATCTCGGACCTTTGGACGTCTTAAAGTCAGCTCAGAAATGCTTACCCCGTCAATTTTAATTGGTTCAATAAGTTTAATTTTGTGCATATTAAATCCCTAAAGCAGTTCGAAGTGATGACATTTGATCGACACCATTGATTTTGCGCACCATATTTTCAGCATCAATTTCAATCAGTTCGCGGCGATCAATGGTTAATTTGTAATAGCGGATGGATACGGTGCATTTAAGCGTTGCTTTGTCCGCCGGTTTCCAATTACCAGGATCAAGCTCTTTGAATTGGCCACGTAAATTCACCACCACAGCTTCAGCGTCTCCGCTGCCTTGCAGTCCGCCACGAAGAGTCAGTGAAACAGCGTTGCCGTCTATAAGTCCAAATAAGCGAAATAACTCTGGATCATATTCAGAAAATGTGAGCTCGGCTTCCAGCTTTTCCATGCCCATATCAATAGCAACGGGAATATCCATGCCACCCGCACGATGCTCCTCAGTTTTAATTGAAAGCTTTGGCAGACTGATTTCATCAATGCGACCGGCATAACCGCGACCATCAACAAAGGCATTAAAGTTTTTAAGTATTTTTGGCAACATTAGATTAGCTCCTTGATATAATCGTTAATCAAATGAGAGCGAAAGACGATCCGCTCTGCCGGATAAGGCGGTGTAAAATCAAAATCGAAATAGACTTTACCTTGCGCGATATTAGCCGGTGTATTGAGCTCGGGATCGGGATAGCATTGCCCACCTAAAATAGCGCCAAGAGCTTTAAGGTGCGCCAAATAAGCATTTACACTTTCAACTACATCATCCAAGTAAGTTCTTGTAATATTACGGTCCACAGCCCAAAGATGAGCACGCAGTAAACTGTCATTAATTAAGTCAGCGGTTCTGCGTACCGATAAAAATGCCCACTTTGGATCGCTGGAGCAACTTCTATTACCCCAAAGTCGGTATCCCTCTTGGTGAATAATAGTTGTGACGTCATTTTCGTTTAGAAAATTAGCTCGGCAATTAGCATCGCCTAAAGTAAAATCAACGGGTCTTGCAGTTCCTACAATGCCGTATATTTCCTGATTAGACGGTGACCACCAAAAACCATTTTCATTATCGCTACGGGCAATAAGCCCTGCTACATAAGGACTTGGTGGGACGACTTCCTCATGATCGGTAAAAATCTTCACCCAAGGATCAACCACATAAACACGCGCATTACCGAAATCATTTCGCCATGTAATAGCATCTTGATCATTGGTGTTCGGACCATCGGCAATAATAACGGCGCGCAATCTATCTGCAATAGCCAGCATACTGCTGATAACGGGATTGGCTTGATTATTTGCTCTTTGGTGCGTAAAGCCGGGCGCAATCAAAATACGAGGTGCGCTATGCACGATACTTTCAGCACTTAAAAATGCTTGAACGCCTTTGTAATCGCCTGTTTGTGCATCAACGCCGCCGATGATATTGGAAATCGTTTCTGGTTCATCTTCGCCCGCTTCTACGCGGATAACAATGACCATTGCACCAATTTGATCAAAAATGCCATTAATCGCCATCGGCAAAGTTCCAGTATCTCCAAGTTTGGCTGCTTCTCTGCGTGAGCCCACAATTAACACAGGTTTGTTCAATGGAAAAACAGTATTGTCAGCATCAGGGGCTGTGCCAACCAGTCCAATAATTGAGGATTTTGTGGTTCGAATGGTGCGCGGTCCGCTTGATATTTCAGCAACTTCAACACCATGTAAAAATTGTTCGGCCATAAAATTCCTCCTAAATCTGACTCAATGTTTTTTTGAGATTTTCTTCAAAACCGTTCAGGAACAAGCTGAGCTCTTCTTGAGTTGCTGCCTTCTTAATTGCACTTTGGGCTTGGTCTTCAAGAGCTTCACATTTAGCAATAGCCTTCACGCTTTTCTCGGCTTTGGAGTGAATCAGCTTTGCCATATCAATCACTGCAATGGAGCGCAGGTCTGCAAGCGGCTGAATTAGAGCCGTATCTGCTTCATTTGGCGTTTGATTATTGGCTATAGCGTTTAAAATACTCTCGGCAGCTTTGGCTTGAATGTCGTAAGACCTGGATTTTTCATGGGAATAGCCTGCGTATTTACGGCGATAGGTATTTAGAATAAAACGCACCGTATCTAATGCTCCAACTTTTGAATTGCCCAATAATTCTGTAGCTACATCACTTTCATCGCGCTCGGCAATGGTGCCGTCATCTAAAAGCTTATAACGTTTTTCAAAGTCGAACTCAGCCGGCGCTTTGAGCCATCCACTTCCTTCAGGTTTTTTCGAAAGCGTTGTGGCTTCAACTTGGAGTCCATTTTCAAATCGTAAATAAATTGGCATAAAAACCTCATTTCCAAATTTCATATGAATATTGATAGCCTCGGCACTGCCAGGCTCTGAGTGTTCGGTCGATATCCACCTCAAGGCCGGTGGTTAAAAATCCATTTCTAAAACTAAAAATGTACCAGTGTAGAAACTGGGCATAATAGCTATTGATACCGGTGTAATAATAGGCAGAGGTGTAAAGTAAAATAGCCACCGTTTTGCCGGCAGGAATAACAATGCTTGCTGAAGATGCGATATTGGCGGTGCTGGTAGCATTGTTGTAAAGATTGGTCCATGTTAATCCGCTAATAGAGGATTTATTCGCATTCGTGTTATTTGGGTTTGCTAAAAATAATCCCATACCCTCATAACCTGAAGACCAATAAGTTGAGCCGCCGAACGAAAGTGTTCTGGTAATATCAGCATTCGTATTATTTTTTACAAAAATCACGCCAAGGCCGGCATAAGGATAAGTGTACTCATTGGTTGATACGGCATATTTAACGTACATTTCTTTGTAGATAAAATTACCGGCTGAGCCTTGCAGGAAATGCAGCTGCGGTGGCCTATAAAAACCAGCATAGTTAGTGGTTTGCGCATGGGCTCCGGCAAGAAGCTGAAGCATATTATCGGCATTTGAAACGTTATTGTACCAAACACCAAGCTGCGAAGTTAAATCACCATAGCCCCAATAATCGTTTTGACGGCTAAGTACGCCAAAAATAAAAGGCAAAGCTCCTGTTTCGATCATGTTGCGATTACGCACTTCGGTCATGATGGTGGAATTTGCAGGAACATCATTGATGGAGGAAAAATTACTCACCAACGTATTTAAAGCTTGAAGCTGCGTTTGCCCGGTTGAGTTGATGGCCGTAATATTGGTATCTTTTCTTGCATCAAGCAAAGATAAGTTCGTGGTCGTTGCTGTTTGCAAAGCCGTGAGAGAAGTTGTTTTATTAGTATTGATGGCATCAATGGATGATGTTTTAGCGCTATCAATCGCTGATAACGCACTGGTTTTACTGGTATTTAAATTAGCTAAATGCGCCGTTGCTGTATCCAGCAATTCCTGTAGTTTTTCATCAGACATATTGACAATGTCATAAACACTGCTTTGTCCAGCGATGGATTCCAAAGCTTTTGCTAAATAAGCCAGTTGATCAGCCGGTGCATTGATCGATAAATCCTTAAGGCGCTGATGAAGCGCATATACAGCTTCTTTAGCTATTGTCATGGTTGCTCCACAAATTCAAAAAAGTTTCAAAGGTGAAGCGATCAAACGCCTCCTTTAATTTCTTATGTTCAGCTTCTCGTGATGAAACGTCCGCATCCACAGCAATAATTGTCTCGCAAATGCGAACCACATCTTGGGATGCGATGTTATTTGGGTGGGGCAGCTTATAGCCCCGTTGGCTCAGATCATTTGGCATATCAGGTAATCACAACACGTAAAGAACGCACTTTAGGGCGATAGAGAATATTGCCGCTTAGAACCAACTTCACTCTGGTTTCAGTGGCGCTAAAACTTGAAATAATATGGGTACGCTCAACCCAACTATCGCCTACGGCTTTGCCATTTGTTAAATCAAACAATTGCCATGTGCCATCTGCTTTTTGGATATAGACCTTAACATCAGCAGTGCCGGTCATCAGCGCTTCATAGGTGATGCTTACTTTACTGTTGCTGCCTGCTGTAATAGCTCTTGTGACGTAATCTGCCGTTTCAGACATATTGCCTAGAACAATCTGAATGCCGGGATATAGCACAGGACTTCTAAGCGCAGAGCCACTGAGCAATGCTTTAACGCTCAAAGGACCGGTGACGCGGGCCCGAAGCGCAATCGGTAAATCATCAGATAGTTTATGCTCTGTGCCGTCTTGCTCTGTCAGGGTAAATTGCACATCGGTGTCGGATGCAACACGCTCAACATTTGCAAGAGCTATCAAATCGGAAATGCTAGTGGCTGTAACTGATCCTAAATCCACCGTTCTTGTATTTTCTGTAAAACGCGCACCGAGTAACCTAAACGTAAGATCGCGATTTTGATGGGGCGTCCAGGTGCTGGCATTACTTGATGAAAGGAGTACACCTACCTGATAAGGCTGACTTGTCACCCATCTGGCATGGGTTGCATCATATTTACCAAGCTCTGCAACACGTACGGCCGTATTTGCATCATCGGTTAAAAGCACGATCGCATATTCATGACCCGCTTCACACCACACCGGCTGCCAGGTAAGGCGTGTTGCCGTTCCATTGGTATTAATAGAAGCCGGCATAATGCTACCTTCAGCAAGCACTGTTTGGGTAGGCATACCAAGACTGGTATCACGAATTTGTACAACCACTCTTTTAGCACCGCGATTGCTAAACCACAGATCAACGCCTGCAATATGGCGGCTTTCGCTTAAGGTAAAGGTTTGAGCCAGTGGATCAAAGCGCGTAAGAACAACAGTGGTTTCATTACGTCTGATATCGGTAATGACCGTAACGCGCCTGCGCTCTTCAGTGGTAATAATGCCGCGCCCTGTATAAGTGGCTTCGCCGTAATTTCCTTTATTTCCAATAAACTGCACAAGCTTTGTACCGGCCGGAACATTGGCTGGAACGGTAAACTTGCCTTTTATTTTTCCGCTATTATCTGCAACAAGTGGCATATTTCCTCCTATAAACTAACCGGTTCAACGTTAATACCGTCAAACACCAAACGAAGTTGTTCACCGGGCGCAAATCCATCTAACTCAAAAGTTTGGGTTGCTTGACGCATAAAGGCAGCCTCGCGACTTGTACTTGAAAGCAATTCGGATGTGTGACTGATTTGAGTGCCGATGGAAACATTTTGTGTTGTGCTGGACGAAACCACAGATAAAACGCCGCCACCAACGACAACTTGACGGGTAATCGGGCTTGAAAGCACGCTAAACCGTTGCGTGATGGGGCTTGACCATGTGGTTTGCACTTCAGTCCAGCGATCTACATTGAGATTAATCGAAACTTTCGCCGGAATCGGTGCAAATGCCTGATAGGGGTTGATTTTCATTTCCACGGTTTGCAGAAGCTGCTCTAAAACTGGCTCTAAAACATAAGGTAAAAGCCACGGCGCGGTTCCTTTACCGCTATCAGCAATAGAAGCATTAATCGGTAAAGTCAGCTCACGATCGACAATGGCAGCGGTTTGGTTAATCCCCTGATCGCGCATGTCATCATCAAAAAATGGGTCAACAAATACGCCTTTTTTAGCAGCCGGTTCACGGCTATTGGCATCATTACGTAAGCGTTCTTGAGCAATTAAATCATAAAGATCATTAATGCTTGAGCGCATAGCTTCAATATCGCTCATAGGAATAGCGTGAATCGCATTATTAAAAACATTAGGCTTAATAGCGCTGCGCCAGTTTTGATAAACGTAAGCTAAAGCGAGTTGTCCGCTAGGGGCTTTGGGAACAGATGGCCTCCATGGATGGGCAAGCCCCTTAATGCGTCTAACGACACCTGTTGCATCGATTGTGATTAAATCATAGCGCGGCATCATCCAGCTGTAATCCACAAGCACTAATGTACCGTCAACAGCGCCGGAGATTTTAAAGCCATCTTCTGTCACATTTTGCGGGGTAATTTTACTGCGGCAGCGATACGTAATCTGATAAGAACTACCGGGAGCCGGTTCTGCTCCGGGCAGAGACCAATCCACATCACCGGATTTTAATTTGTAGTCTGTGCCGCTGACGTAAGAGGTTGTTCCTTGTTTAATTTGAATGATTTCAAGTACTGCTGTATCTGGAATTGGGTCCATAGCACCTGCATAAGAACCGTGAGTCATAGTAATGGTTTTTTGAACCGTCACATCAACATTTAGTATTTGGTTGGCAGGTGATTCGTTAAGAACGAGATCCATCACGCCTCCAGCACCTGGCTGAAAGGTATAGGGATCAGAATCGATTTCTTGAATATCAGGGTCAATGGCAAAACGCACACGAAGGCTATGGGCAAGTTCAATCTCAAAACCATCTACATGGGCCTTACCTTCATTGATAACAAAAACCTGTTCACCGTTATCTTTGTCGAGGTATCTCACATCCATGCCGGTGACCACATAAGAGCCGTTAGACTCGCGGTCATATCTGGCTAAAGCGCTATTGACTGCATCAAACTGAGGCGGTGGCGCATGTTGGATAAGTACGCCGTTTTCTACGCCGTAAATGGGATAAAATTCACCCTCATGGGTCGTAGGGGCTATTCCATCAACCTGAAAATCCCAGGTAATGTTTGCTTTAAGGCGTGCGGCGCCAGGCTCTTGATAGTTGCGCGTACCAATTGCCGGATCACGAAGACCCGGGTCTTCAAGCTCTGTTATCGTGCTTTCCACATACCACACACCGATTCTGACTGTTGCATTAGTTGGTATGGTAAAATTGACGGAACCTACTTCTCGCACAGCGCCACGTAAATAAATAAACCCCGCTTCCAAGGTTGTATTTCCGGTATCGGGATCAACAACACAGGTGCCGCCACGGATCACATCTCCATCACGAAAGATAGCATCACCAATGCCTTTAAGGTTATGAAGCGCATAATCTTGCATTTCATTGAGTTCTGCCGATTGCAGCCCTCGACCTGCTAGAAAGAGCGTGCGATCATATTTTTTGGCCGGATCATAGCGGTTGTAATAGCTATTAAGAGTCATAAACTTGCCTCATTTGTCTTAAAATATATATTCACGAGCACCTCATCAAAACGTCACAACAAAAGAGAAAGTCTCGCGGGTTGCTGCCGTTCTAATCAAAGGCACTGTGCGTTCTAGAACCAGTAAAATGCCGCTTTCATCTATATCTGTGGGCTCAAAATAACGTTGACCGGGAGGTAAATCAGGCTTTGTGACGGTGCCAACCATAACACCAAGCTCACGGATGATCTGGTTGCTGGCATTATCAAAATCAAAAGTAAAGCGGAGAAAAAGATTATTCGTAGGCGTACTTGATGCCTTGAATCTGCCTGTTGGGGTGATCAAATCACCATTTTCATCACCTACGCAAAACAAGACTTCATCAGCGGTTCTGCGGCCTACTTCATTCAAAAGAGCATTTGCGGTAATGGGTTCAGGCGGCGTGGCGTAAGTGTAGGAAATTGCAACGGTAGCGTTATTCTCTAAATTACCGTTTGGAAGACGAGTGATCACACCCATCACGCTATCAACGCTATAATCTGTGCCGGCGATAAAAGTTGTATCAGCTTGAGTAATAGACACATCTTTAACAGGCTTATGATCTAATTGAATCTGGTTGTTTACAAAGGTCTTGGTGACCGTATGAGCGCTTTCCCAAGTTGGATCACCCGTTCCCCAAGCAAGATGGATCGGTTGCTGTTTAATGCTTGCAGCAATAGCTGCTCTGCCGGATTTGGTTAAAATGGCCATATGAATACCCTTTGACGCACATATCTAAGTTCTAGTTAAGGGTTATATTCACGATTGGCTCTGTATTCGTCCAAGGCCTGTTTAAGTGACGATGCTCATGCCATAGCAAACATCCTTCATAAAAAGAGAGTTCAAAATGATCGCGTTTTTGATAAGGCAGAAGCTCTAATGCACTCAGTAAATCAGATGACAAATAAGGCCATAAAGATTTCCCCGATAACCAGTCCGAATGCTCTTTTACAAAATGAGGCTTAACGTCTGGCACGATCTCAGCATCGAGATTCTCCGTGTAATTTGATGCAAAACGCTCCAAAACTTCTTCAAAGCTTATTTGCCAAACATGTTCAGATAAAGCATCTGCGCTTAAAACGAATGTGACACCTTTCTCATGCTCAAGACGCACTGGAAAACAGGCGTTAATATCACCAAGTCTCCAGCTATCAGATAAAACAATCAATGCTTTGGCAAGATGAAGAGGCGGCTGAAAATCAGGGGTGAAAGGTGATAATGGATCGGGATTTTGCCAAATATGATCGCGAACATAAATGCCGTTATAATTGCGGGTATGAGGCTCCGTCTCACCTATAAAAGCCACATCTAGCCGGTAGAGATCATCGCTTAACGTGCTGTTATGATGTCTGCGTGCGCTTGCAAATTTCAGCAGTACCTCTTCTGATTTAGCCTCAAACGGATTAAATCGACCGAAAGATAATACGGGGCCATCAGCTGAAAGTTTTATCCCTGAATAATCAGAAAGCAGCGATCCAAATTTACTGTTGTCCAGCATGAATCGCCTGATGTCATAGCGATCATTATACATTCGCATTAAGCGTGACCTAGCCGGCGCTGATAGTCTTGCAAGCGCTACCACATTATCGACAAAGAAGTCATTCGGCACATCATGAATACCAACTTGGAATTCCGCAAAGTGCTTGCCCGGTGGTTCTTCTTCGATATAAATATTTTCAATATTAACCCAT